GAACGCCCACTGATCACCAGTAAACACATCCAGGACATCCTCAATGCTGCGAACGATGTGAACTTCAGCACCGGCCTCGATCAGGCGCTTGTGCACACGCCGTTGGTTTCCACTGATACGGCCCTTTGCGGTTTTAACCTCGAGAAATATCGGTGCGTACTCGTCCTGACACTTCCAATACTTGCGCGGCACGATGACCTCGAGGTCGGGCCAGCCAGCCTGCACCCCCAACTGCTTCTGTTTGGCACGGTATTGAACCTTGTGCCTGCCCTTGTTAGGACTGTGATGCACAACGCAGTCGTTTGGTAGCCAAAGCCTCAGCATGTCGATGATGGCGATGATGGCGCAGCAGCCGTCATGCACAAAGAATGATCGCATTAATGCCACCACCCTTTATCAAGAATCTCACTGACCTCATCGACGCCGTGGACAATAAAAACATGACAACCAATCGACTTCAGATATTTGTGTACGCGAGCCTGCGCGTTGGTGACCCGACCTTTAGGCCGCTTGACCTCAAGAAAGATGGGTGCCCAATTATCGGCCTGCTTCCAATAGTACCGGGGGACAAAGATTTCGAGATCAGGCCAGCCAGGACGCATGCCCATCTTCTTCTGCTTTGTGCGATATTGGACCCGGTGATTGCCTTCATTGGGGCTGTGGTGCACCAAGCAACCCTCTGGCAACCGCAGCTCTAGCAGTTCGACAATCGCGCAATGAATTTGATATTCAGTCGCGCGGGGCAAACTCATTAAGAATCCCCTCTGCGCTCAGTGCGCCATGCGATGCGGTGATCATGCGCCGTACCACTTGCAGCGATGGCGTTTTACGCCCGCTTGCCAGCAGAGATACATAGGCGCGGGTCACGCGGAGCTGCTTGGCAATGCTCTCATGCGTTTGCCCGCTGTGTTCGACCCAATGTGAAAAAGTAACCATACAACGCTTTTAGCGTCACCGTGAGTTACGTGTCAATAAATCAGTTTCGGAAATATCACTTGTGAGTAACTAACTGTTGCTCATTGTAACCATGTGTGCATATTGTAGATGTAATTATTAACAAACAAGTCACAGCGAGGATAAAACAATGACTAAACGAGGCCGAGACCTACCCGTAAAAAAGCGCAGTGCTAAATCAATGCCGCCGCCCGACAACGTGATCGATTTTTTGGACAGGAAACGGGTTGGACTCACATATTCGAGCCTGGGACAAGGCGTCAATGATCCGCTGACAGATCCAGCGGTGCACAAGATGATGCGTGCATATCATGCCAGCGGTAGCTCACGCAGTCTTCTCATCAACAGCAAGCCTGACAATGCAGTTGCTGCTGTCAGTTACGCAGATCAAGTTTTCACTCAAGATGCTTTGACTAAGTTTGGCGGGAGATCACCGTTTCGCGGCTTCAACAAGAGCATTAACGGTATAAATGCTGATCGACTTTGGCGTCACCGGCTCATACATGATGAGTTTGTGCGGCGCGTCTGGAACATTACGGCATGTGCGTGGTGGTTTAACCAGCCACTATCGAAAGGGGTCTTACAAATGCTGCTTGGCAATGATGACAATCGCTATCGTGCCAAAGTGCAAAATGCGGTGAGCTTCCTACATCAATATAATTTTTTATATCGGACTGATGAACATATGACGCAGCCCGTCACACCGCTGGGGGTGCATTTTACAACGCTCGAAAACCGTGTGCTTTGGGCAACGCGCAGATCGGTGTATCACGATATGGAGTGCGCGATGTTCGCAGTCCAGGCAATGCAAGGCATGGTCGAAAATCACTTGCACACGATGGTGCAGTGGAGCAATCAGAGCTGGCCTAACGAAGAGAAAAACACAAAACGAGCTTACTGGGGGGAAGCCGAATGTCTGGAGAGCGTTTGAGGAAACTGCGTAAGCAGGCTGGTGTAACCGTGATCGAAATTGCAGACCATCTGGAAATGACTGCGCCAGCGTACCGCCGCTATGAGCGTGGCGAGGTTGATCCCAAGATCAGCCAATGTCAGCAGATTTGTTTGTTTCTTGGTTGTAGAATCCAAGACATATGGGGAGTCGAGGACGTTCCCGAATCGGTCAACGTAAGCTACACCGCGAAACCAGGGCAGACCGTTTACGTGAAGGTCGACTTTGAAGATGAGGCGCAGGCATATGAGCCGAGTACGAAAGTTCAACGCGAATCAAAACGCAACAAAAAAGTCGTCAATGGCGAATAGAATATAACAATCAGAGCACCTAAAAGCCCCGCAAAAGCGGGGTTTTCTTTTTTTTATTGATCTTCTGTTACATTATCGTTATTCACAGTTACGATATTGGACAGGATTGATCGATGGAAGACTTCAACGATTTGCCCGCATGGTGCGAGACTTTTAACTTTTGGAATCACTCGCCCACCGGCAAAAACCGCCCTGATCACTTAGAGTTTTTCGAGAAAGCGGTCGCGCGGCCTGCCAAGATTTTCAGCCCACCAACCGCGCCGATGGTTGGCGGCACTGAATCCGAATCGCACGCCAAGCGCGTGGTAATCGATGGCGATGATCCGACTCAGAGCTTCCGACATTCGTTATCAATACTGCAAGATCACGAACCCGCCGATGAGCAAGACGCAGAAAAGCTGCGCATTATGCTTGATGAGGAATATGCCAGCGATGTGATTGAAGGCCGCACAGGCACCGTGTTTGAGCTGACCCTTGAGCACATGGTGCTGGGGTTGCGCGAGGCTACGCAGGGCGAGAACAAGGTCGAAGACGGCCCTTGGTGCTCACTGAATTTGCAAGGGCTTGTGCTTAACATCGACGGGCAGATCGACGTGCAGAC